AACAAGTGGTATATCTTTATTTACCTTAACAAATAGTGTTACTGATAAATTTATAAAAGTTAATTCTAACAACACTATTACCTTATTAAATGCAGATGACACAAGGACAACCATTGGAGCAGGCACAGGAAGTGTATCAAGTGTTGCGATGAGTGTACCTACTTTCTTATCTGTATCGGGAAGTCCTGTAACATCAAGCGGTACATTAGCGGTAAGTCTTAGCGGTGTTCCCTTGCCAGTGTTAAACGGTGGCACAGGAGGAGCAAATGAAACGGATGCAAGGAATGAATTAGGTGCGGCTTGTAAAAGTTGTACGGAGACATTGACTGGGAATAAGACATATACAGGTAATATAGTTATTTCTGGTTCAAGCACTATAAATGTTGGTTCAAGTGGTACATTTGGAGGTAGAGTAAATACTCCGTGGATTGAAAGAACATACACATCTACAACAGCTACAACATTGACAGTAAGCGTTAATACTACTTGGTTAAATATACATCAAGATGCAACAGTCACTCTTACTTTACCAAGTGCAGCAACTTATCCTGGCAAAGAATTAATTATTAAACAAACAGGTGCTGGCAATGTAGTATCAGCATCTTCTAATATTATAGGTTTTACAACGGCATTTAGTGGAAGTACACAAACTGCAATTATTGCTCCTGCTACATATAGATTTGCAACCCTTGTAAGCGATGGTACTAATTGGATAATAATGCAAAGAAATAACTAAAAAACATAAACATGAAACAACTCCTTTTCCTCCTCCTTTTCCCTTGCCTTGCCTTGGCACAGTACACGGGCAATGCTGGGCAAAAGATAACATTGGGTGAACAAACGACGGCAGACGGGCTGGTGTATCGAGGCGTGGCATCCATTGACACAGTCACGGCAACAAGTAAAATAACACGGGCAAACAAACAAGATACAAGTGCTTTTCTTTTGCTTGATACGGTTACTAATCTTTTGTGGCATTATAAGACTGCAAGCAATGGATGGATACAAGCGGGAGGCGGTGTATCGGTGTCCTCATTCAGCGCTGGAACAACAGGCTTAACTCCATCAACGGCAACAACTGGAGCGGTGACATTAGGTGGAACTTTGGCGGTGGCAAATGGTGGCACGGGAAGTGCAACGCAAAACTTTGTAGATTTGACAACGGCGCAAACAGTTAATGGATTAAAAACATTTGGTAATAATTTAACATTAAAACCAAGTAGCGGATTTACAATCATGACACAAGAATCACCAAATGTTAGTCATGGTGTTACAGGATGGTTACCAAATAATGCCTATTCCTCTGCGACAATAGAAGATACGAATAATGGTGGTTTTTCATTTGTCGGAGCAACAGACGCTGCAACACCAGGAGCGTTAAATTTTTACGGTATAATGGGTACAACATCACCAACATCAAATGCAATTAATTTTAGAGTAGCTAAAAAAAATGGGACAACAATACAAGCATTAGCTTCGGCTGAAAATGCTATGATTTTTAATAATTATGGCAGTACTGATTTATTGCAATTTAAAGGAAATGGTGATGCTGCTTTTGGTAGATTTATAGGCGGTGGTACAACTGGTTTAAGTATTGACAATACAGGAACGTTGGTTAGAACGTCTTCTTATGAATTAAAAAAAGATATTACGCCTATGCATTACGGATTAAATGAAATTTTACAATTAAACCCAATTAATTTTAATTGGGTTAATAGTGATAAATATGGAGATAATAATGAAAATGGATTTATTGCAGAAGATGTAATGTCTATCATTCCAAATTCTGTAAGTGCTGATTCTGAAAGTGTTTTTATGGATTATTCAAAACTTATTCCCATCCTCACCAAAGCCATACAAGAACAACAATCCCTTATCAAAGCCCTTGAACAAAGAATTTTAACCTTAGAAAACAAATAATATGAAAAAAATACTTTTCTTCCTCCTCCTTCCTTTCCTTGCCTTATCGCAAGACGTTGTGACTGATACAGTTTACATTCAAAAGCAAGGTAACATTTATTACATTGTTACCATGACCACGTTCAGCGATAGCACGGTGACAGGGAACAAACAAATACTTGGTGATAGCTTAACTGCTATTAACGCACTTGTTACAGATGCTGAAAGGCAAAGCAACACGATTGCTATTCATGCAAAGCCATTAATTTTAAAAGGCAAAGCGGTGAAGCGTATTAATTACTACAACAATTTGCACTTGCAAATAAGTGGCAGACCTGTTTACACGTCAACGGCACTTAGGGACACAACGGCTTTCCTTGGCGATTGGACATTAGTATTTAATGGGGAAAATATCCTTGGTGAAATTCAGTTAAACAATGCCAACAGATTTATTTTTAATCCTGACAACGGCAAGGTGTATTCTATTTCAACTAATCTATTATTAAGCACATTTACAAATCAAGTTAGCTTCGCCTTCAACGGTGTGCGCTATGATTTGTACAAGTTTGCTAATGGCAAGTTTGCAAGCGTAGATGGTGATGTGCGGCTTATAAAAAAGGAATAACATGAAGTCAATAATTTTAAACCTACTTAAACAAGGATACGATTTCTTTGCCGTGGCATTGACAACTGGCTTTATCTTTTCCTTTTTCTTCCCGATTAAACATTTTTTGCTATTCACAATCGCAGTTGTCATAGCTGACACAATCACGGGAATCAAGGCGGCAAGGAAAGAGGGAAAGGCGATAACGAGCAAAGGACTGTACAGGACAACGGAGAAGATAGTGGTATATTTTACATCTATCCTTATATTTCACGGTGCGCAGCTTACCTTTGCAATACCAGTACCTATTGTTTACCTTGTCAGCTCAGTAATCGCTGGTACAGAGTTGTTCAGCGTGGCGGAAAATGTCAAGCGGATTACAGGAGTAAATCTTGGCACGGTAATAATTAGATTTTTTAAACGCTAAAAACAAATAATCATGCAGACTAATTTAAAAGAAGCCCTTAAATCGGCTGATACTATTAAGTCACCTTTAGGAGATGTTGCCTGTTACTCCATGAACTTTGCCGAGTTAGCATCGGAAATCAATGTTCATTTGGAAGGAAACAAAGTAAAATTCACTTGGCGGGAATATATTCAACTGGCTCAAATCATTTGGGACAAAATTAAGGAGACATCAAGGGAGTGCGCTGGAAAAGAAATTGAAGTGAAATTACCTGCAAAGTTATCATTAATTAGTGCTGCTTTTGCATTGATCGGATTTAAATTATAGGCGCAGCAGGAATCGCTACCTTAGGCAGCCGAGGGGAGTAGATTGATTTCTATTCCCCTTTTAAATAAAAAACTATGTTACAAAAAATATTTCCAAATACTTATCAATTTATGGACTATCAAGTCTACAAAAAAGATAGGTATTTTTTACTGATTTCCGATGTGCACCTTGACAGTGTTCATTGTGACAGAGTAAAGCTAAAGCAACACCTTGACCTTGCAATGGAAAGGAATGCTCCAGTATTTATCTTTGGTGATTTGCTTGACTTGATGCAAGGTAAATATGATCCTCGTAGCAACAAGGGAGATTTAAATCCTAAATACAACTCCGCAAGGTACATTGACGAAGTAATTTGAATATGGCATAGTAGATAAGATATGCGAAAAGTTAGAAATGACACAGGGCAATTATTCCGGATATATTTATTGTCGAATGTATGCTTACCTTGATGAAGGTTCTAAAGTGCCTTTGATTATTGCTTACCATCACGGCTACGGAGGTGGAGGGCCTGTAACTAAGGATGTTATTCAAACTAATAGAAGAGCTGTATATCTGCCAGATGCTAACATTGTAATTAGTGGACATACGCATGACAGATGGATTGTTCCCGTTACAAGGAATCGCATTTCGCGATACGGTGAAAGTGTAGATCAGCAATGGCACATAAAGACAGGCACCTACCAAAATGCACCTATTGATTTTAATGGTTATGCCGTTGAAAAAGGTTTGTCTCCAAAAGCAGGTGCTGGTATTTGGATGAAATACACGATTGATGTTAATAAACAATTATTGTACAACTTTCAATTTGCAGAATGAAACCAAATGATTTTGTAGTATGTGTAGATGCTGGGCATGGTGGTCTTAACAAAGGAATAGGGCCGGACAAATATGTCACCTATCCTTCCAAGTGCTTCCAGCATAAACACGGTAAATTTCACTCGTATGGATGGTTCTTTGAAGGAGTATTCAATCGCTCCCTTGCCAATTTCCTTGAACACTTTCTCCTTGACTATGGCTTCCAGGTGAAACAAGTCTACGAGCCTATTAACGACACATCACTTAACAAACGATGTCAGCTCGTAAATAGCTATGCCACACTTGGCAAGGCTGCTGTGCTTGTTTCTATTCACGGCAATGCCGCAGCTTCAACATCTGCCAGAGGATGGGAGGTGTTTACATCGCC